TCATTACAAATCATAAAAAAGGCTTGTTGAAAGTCAAAAACGGGTTGACCGTTGAAATTCAAAGAGGCGAATGCGGATATTCCGAGGTCGCATTGGCAGAAAGATGGGGTTGGAGCCGCGGAAAAGTTAGGCGCTTCATACAATACTTAAAATGCGAAAAAATGATACAGCAAAAAAATGCTGAAAATCGTTTAATAATCGAGGTTTGCAACTACGACCAATTCCAAACAGCACACCAAACGGTACACCAAACAGTACAGCAAACGGACACAAACAATAATGATAATAAGGATAACAATATAGAAGATGAAGAAGAAGAAAAAAGTGCCATTCAAATTTTGAAAAATTGGTACGGACAAGAATACAGAAATGTACATCTGACAGACAAAGAGTATCAAAAACTATTGGCATTCACGTTGAGTGAAAAAGTGTTGAGCCAGCTGATAGAAGACCTTTCAAAAAGGATAGCCGAAGGCAAAGAAAAAAACTGGTCAAAAGATACACCAAATATCCACTATGCACGTTTAAAAGCATACTGGGACTACCGGAGAAAAAATCCGGATAAATTCAGGCAACAAAATACAAAGGAGACAGACGGATGGAGATTATAAAATGTCAACATTGCGGAAAGCCATATGAAATGAAAGCTTTCACTGTTCTTGGGATAACAAAAAAACTCTGGGTGGCACAATGCAATTGCATTGATAAGCTTGCAGAAAAGCAAAAAGAAGCACAGATACAAGAAGAAAAAAAACGTATTTTAGAAAAGAAATTCAAAAACTCAATGATGACACCGTTATTTCGGGAAAAGTGCTTTGATATGGTTGATAACAATGAGATGAAACGCAAGTGTATCGAATATGTTAAAGTATTCAAACCTCATAACTCAACGGGTTTAAGCTTGATAGGTAATGTAGGTACCGGCAAAACTACTCTTCTGGCTTGTATCTGTAATGAGCTCATGCAAAAAGGTTATAACTGTCTGTTTACACAACTTACAGATTTGTTGGATAAATTCTCTACTGCGCGCAGGTCAAGTGACGAAAGAGCAGAAGAAAAGCTATTAAACTGGCTTTTGGAATTTGACTTTGTTGTGTTGGATGACATAGGTCGGGAAAAATATACAGAAACCCGCCTAGAAGTTGTTTTTAAAATCGTTGACAAGTTGATTTCACACAAAATACCAATCGGCATAAGCGCAAATCCTGAAATGATAAAAAAACTTAAAAACATACCTGACTTTGCAGCAATATTAGACAGATTAAATGAAACTTGCCAACTTAAGCTTGAATTTGAAGGCAAAAGCTTCCGACGTGCAAGTTAGAAGACGAAAAAGAATACAAAAAGCTTATGAAACGATTGAAAGAACACGATTTAACAACAGTTGTAGAACTAAGAAAGGCGATAAAATGAAATTACAAGAACTAGAACAAAAATACGAAGAACTCGGCAAAGAAATTGAGAAGCTGAAAAACGAGAAGAAAGGCAAGAGGTGGAAGCCTGATAAGAATGACGACTATTATGTAATCCGTCACGGGCGTATAATGTTTGACTGTAATAAAATTCAAAAAGTGACTGACTGGGATTATTCTCAAGGCAACTGCTTTAAAACCGAACAAGAAGCCAAAGAACACCTTGAAAACCTCAAGACAAAAGCAGAGCTAAGAGCGCTGGCAGAAGAGTTGAATGGCGATGAGGTTATTGATTGGAACGACGGCGAGCAATGGAAATATTGTATTTTTTACACATCCAGAGGAGACTACATTGATAGTGATGAAATGTGCGCCTGTCAAAGTCAAGGTGCAATCTATTGTTTAGACCCCGACTTTCTAGACAAAGCCATTGAGCGCATAGGCGAAGAACGTTTGATTAAGATGATTAAGAGCGGGGTGTAGGATGACTAAAGAACTATCAATCAGAGAGGCAGAGTGGGTGTATGGGTAAAGATGTAATTATTATTTTTTTGCTAATTGTCTTTAGTCCATTTTTGTTGATAATAGTGAATTTTAAGATTGACAAAAGATTTGATAAATCAGTAGGCAGTGTTTTTTGTGATGACAAAAAAATTTACGAAGGGCGATTATATGTAGTGGATAAAGATTTAGCGACAGAGAATTTACAATCTCCAATGTTTGACGTTTCTATCCGCGATTTTAATAACCCATTTCAAACTCAAAAAAGAACATTTTGTAAGGATTTAAGAATTGAGGCTAAAAATGACTAACCACATAGAACAAATGATGAAAGCTGCGGGAGTGAAACCAAGGTTCTATATGGAAGTAAATGTAGGAGACCTTGATTGTAACTTTCAGGAAGTTTCAGAAAAAACGTTGAAAAAACTATGGGAGAATTGGGGATTTCATTTGCAATGTTCAGATTATTGGATGGAGGATGAAGAGGCGGAAAGTATCCCTGAAAATTTTGAAGATTTTAAAAGATCTGATTTTTGGGAAAAGAAATACCCGCCCTTCACTCCTGCCAAGCAGCTGGAGCTGATTAAGCTGATAGCTGATTTCCATTGTTTCAAAGACCTCAACGGGTTTTGGAATATGACAAGTGTAGATATGGGGAAACATCAAATATACAGTTTATGTTGTGAAAAGTCTTTTGAAGATTCTCTAGCTGAGTTTACAACCCACTTGATTGCAAGAATAACAATCGACAAAGCAGAAGTAAAGAGGATTCTGGAAGATGACTAAATACTGTATATCTTATGAATGTTTTAAACAATGGCTAGAAAGCGAGTTGTAATGAAGAATTACGAGATATGGTTGACATCATCAAACGGGGATTCAAAAAGCTTAGTAAAACGCTATCCCTTTGAAATCCAAGCTGTCATTTGGTGCTTTATGAACAAATTTATAAACAGCGGCAGCGGATATTATTTTCTTGACCCAAGAGTTGAAATAAAGGAGGTAAACAATGACAACTAACTACGAACGAATAAAAGCCATGAGCCTTGACGAGATGGCGGAATGGTTGAGAATATATACAAATTGCGCATTTTGCAATCAGATTTTTGGTTCTGTAACATGCTCAAATTGTAAACAAGACTATGAAAGACCCTACAAAAATTGGCTAAAGAAAGAGGCAGAGAATGACAGATAAAAAAGAAATAATAATTGATGGCGTGGATGTGAGTGGGTGTGAATATTATGACCAGGGTATTTGCAATATTCCTGATGTAATAGAAACTTACGATAGCTGTATAGATAAAGGCGCCTGCTACTTCAAACAGCTCCAACGCAAAGAAAAAGAGTGTGAAGAGGTATCAAATGAAATCGTAGAGTTAAATGTTAAATACGAAACAGTTGTTAACCTAGCTAAAAAGAATGCTGATGCAAACGAGTATTGCTTGCAAGAATTGGAAAAAGAAAACCAAAAACTCAAGCAAGCCCTTGATGAGATTGAGAAGATGATTGAAAGTATCATAACTGATTGTGACCCAATAACACCCAATTATAGATTAAATCAGATTAACGATAGAGCTTACGATATCCTCGACATCATCCGCAAGGCGAAAGGAGAAGAAGAATAATGCATGTCTTCGCAAGCTCTCAAGATGCCGCAAAAATAGCAAAGAAAATTGAAAAGCTAAAACAGCAGCAAAAAATCTCGACCTATGAGCTCGCATTAGACATGGGGTTGAGCGAATACCCAATTCAGACACTGCTTGCACACAACAAAGCAACTGTAAAAACAATCAACACAATAAATTATTACTTAACTTCATTGTAAAAGGTTCTAAATAACATGAAATACAACTAGCGACACAATTTTTAGCTTATTGAGGAGATTTTATGAAGCTTACGGAAGAACAAAAAGTTATATTAGAGGAATTGATTAGCGGCAGCACAAACCAGCAGATAGCGGATAAAACAGGATACTGTGAAAGAAGCATAAAACGTAAAATAAAACATTTATTTAACACATTTAATGTAAAAAATCGTTCTTCCCTTGTGCGCGAAGCAATCATTGCAAAATCAAACGGTATTATTTAAAAACTTGTCCCTTTAGGGACAAAATAATTTGCTATAATAACAATAAGCCTGAAATGTCTAATGCCGGACTTAAATTGCACGTATGAGGCGGACCGGAGCTATGGCATTTAGCCGAAAGGTAAAAAAGGGCTTTGTTGCCGTCTTTATTTTGAGGTTTTTATGTATTGTTGTAGTGAACTCTTGAAAGTTACCCGTTTGATTTTTAACACAAACGGATATTACAAACGTGTTGAATTTGCAGTGTGTCAAAATTGCGGAACTCCTCATACGCTTGTTTATACTATGCGAAAAGACGGCAAAGACAAAGAAAAATTTTTCAAAGGCAAAACTGCCGTTAACGAGTTCAAACGATACGAAAAGAGGAAGAATTTTTGCAGACAAGGCTCTTTCTCAAATCAAAACGTTTTTTACGGAGATTTTCTTAAAACCCGCAAAAAAGATATTAAAGGGAACCCGATATATCAACAAACACGTAAAAACTTCAACGGACAATACGAAATCATAAATACAATACATACAAACTACTCAACTATGTAGATGCAGTTATTCAGGGTGAACATCCCTCTTTTTCGTCATATTATTCACCCTGTTTTTTTAGATTATGGGAAAATTAGCAATACTGGGCGTAGGTGAATCGCTAAAAAACTTTGACTGGGATTCTGATTATGAGGTCTGGGGATTAAACCATCATCAAGACAAATTCAAGCGTTATGATTTGTGGTTTGACCTGCACAAACAAGAAAAAATCGAAGGTATTATTACTCAAGCCAACTTCCCGTTTGAGGAAGTGTATAAGCTTCGCCGGATTCCGGTTGAAGGAAGGACGATTGAAAAGCACCGCTACTTTGCATCTTCAATGAGTTACATGACAGCTTATGCTATTTTGAAAGGATATGATGAAATCCTTTTTGCGGGATGTGACTTCGACTGTGCAGACGAAAAGCGTACAAAACAAAGAGAATGCTTAGAGCAGTGGATTGCATTTGCGCAGGGGCGGGGAATAAAGATTAAAGTCATTGCAGGCTCACCGCTTGCAATGGAAACAGGGCAGTATGTTAATGTATAATTAGGCAAGTTTTGAAATAATATAATTTACAAAAGCACTGCAAGATACCAGCATAAACTTTGCATCTGCTTGGTCAACTTTAGATTCATCCAACAATGAATGCCTGAGCCCGCCTTCTGAATTGGTATAAAAATAAATTTTTTCTAACCCGGCTTTTAATTGAGGATTTAGTACAATACCTTTGCTTTCAAGTTTTTTTAGAGATTTATCAAGAGTGCTCTCTCCTGTGAATTTTCGACATAAAGCTTCAACAGCGGATATAGATTCTTTTATGGAATTTCTGTAATCAGGATTTTCTCTATCAGACAAATGAGAAAGAGCTTTAGTTATATGAGCTTTTACGGCAATATCATTATTAGAAGCCGCAGCTTTTTCAATTTCCTTTATTTCACACTCCGCAGTTATTTCTACAATATTAGAATCAACTAATCTGTATGCACAATTTTCTTTCTCCAGAATTTCATTTGTGTAATATTTAATATTTTCATACTCAAAATATCTGTAAAATTCTTCAAGCAAATCATAAACCTTGTACCATTCATCATTTACAAAGATATTTTTTAGAAATGAGTAGTCGGGCTGTGTCTTTGACATAAAACCTGTTCCTGTTTTGTAGCAAGGAAATTCATCTATTCTGTTTTTTAAAAAATGAACCCATATATGCTCTGCAAACTCATAAAAGCTCGGCATAACAGCCGGCGTAGTACATATTTTCCAGAACATACTCCATAACAAATTTCTTGTTTCATTGTCTAATGATTGGACTTGAAACTCTTTGATTTTTTCATACCCATATCTTTTTGAAAATGTATTCATGCCAAAACCTTTGATTTAAGACCTTGTAAGTATAATATCATGATAATAAACAATTAAAATCTATGACAGGCAGACCTAAAAAATTTAAAACAGTTAAAGCGCTTCAAAAACTTATTGATGCATATTTTGATGACTGTGAAGCAAACAAAAAACATGTAACCCTTACAGGGCTTGCGCTGTGGCTTGATACCACACGTGAAACGCTTATGGATTATCAAAAGAATGATGAATATTCTGACACGATAAAAAGAGCAAAATTAAGAATTGAAAACGCTTATGAAATGCGGCTGATTGACAGAGGAAACGGTGGCGATATTTTTGCACTGAAACAGTTTGGTTGGTCGGACAAACATGAAGTAACAACTGCACCTGCGGAGAATACAAGAAAAGCCTACTTAGAAGCAATGGCAGGTATGAATGCCGATAAAATGGGAGAACAGCAAATACAGCCTTAAAGCCAGAGCATTTCTTGCGAAACAGCCTCAGGATTTTCCTTTGCTCACACTCTTAGACGGTGCTGTCAGGAGCGGAAAAACCTTAAACATAGTGCAAAAGATTCCGCAAATATTTGACTCAATCGGAAATGAAAACCTCAAGGTATTCTCGGGTTATTCAAAAAGCACTGTCCGAAACAATGTGCTGATTGAACTTAAACCGTTCATTGAAAACTATCTCGGTGGAAAATTCAAATACAACAGCGCATCGGGCGAACTAGACATCACACTGTTTGGCAAAGTATATAACTGCCTTGTGGTGGGCGGAGGCAAGTCTGACAGCTCGGCGGCAATTCAAGGCGGAACGTGGGATTTTTGGTATGCAAACGAGCTGCCGCAGCACCATTATAGCTTTTACAATATGGCGCTCAGCCGCCTGACACCGGCAAATGCAAGAGCCTTTGCGGACAGCAACCCCGAAAGCTCTAACCACTGGCTTTATCAGGAGAAAATCAAGCCTTATCTTGAGGGGAATCAAGATGTAAAAGATGTTTTTGAATACTGGCATTTTACAATGCACGACAATGCAAATTTGTCGGATGTTTTTATAAGGAATCAGGAAAAGCTTTATACAGGGGCATTTAAGGCTCGAAAAATAGACGGGTTGTGGATTGTCGCTGACGGGCTTGTCTATGACACTTTCAACCTCGAAAAACATACGCTGCCGCATTTAGAGATTCTGGAAAAAATCCAGAGCGGCGAGATTGTGGAGTTTTTCCTCGGCGTAGACTGGGGGTGGGTGCATCCTACGGCGGTTATACTTTTCGGTTTTTCAAAACACGGTGTGTATTATCAGATTGATGAGCTTTGTCGCCCGAAGATAGAAGCTGACAGTGTAATAAACTGGATTGAGCAGAAACAAAACGAGTATCAGCGGTTTTTCAGCTTTGCAAACTGCGATAACGCCAGACCCGAGCAAAACGATAAATTGCGAAACAGCCTCGGGCTTGTTGTTTACGAAGAAAAGCCAAAAGTTGAGGACAGCATTGCACTTGTCAGAAGCGTTATAAACTATGACATATTGATTGTGTCGGACAGGTGCGTTCATACATTGCAGGAGTATGCAACATACCGCTATCCCTCGGAAGACGAAAGGCTCAAATCGACAGTGCAGGCGGATTTACCGGTAAAGCTGAATGATGACTGTATGGACTCATCAAGATATGCCCTATTTAAGCATTTGACGACATACAATAATTTTGGAGCAGGAAACTTTATAAAATGTTGACTTCGTTTGATACACGGGAAATTATAAAAAAACTAAAACAAGACTCCGCAGAAACAAAGCGTTTTGTGGATTATAAAAGATACAGAGAACTGTACCGCTCGGAGTTTGCGGCACCTTTTGCAAGCGTGCTTATGAAAATAAGAAAACGCTACCCCTTGCAGAATACAACCTCTCAAAGCCTCGTGGAGATTAACCTCTTTAAAGCTTTGACAGACTTTTTTAAATTCCTCACAACAAACAACGACTTTGAAATTGTTACTGACAAACAGGAGATATGGGACAAAATTTCCGAAGAAAACAATTTTATCTCTGTTTTAAAAGAGGTCTGTATCGACAACTCAAGGTTTGGCAACGGACTGTTTAAACTTGCGTTTGTTGATAATCAGGTGAAGATTTTTTCAGTCTGCCCCGATTGCTGGTTCCCTGTTTTTAATAACGGCAACCTGAACGACTTAGCCGGTCATATCCTTATCTATGACATTGAAAAAGACGCAAAAGCTTACAAACACATTGAAAAAATCCACAAAGGCTATATTGAAAACGAAGTGTGGATGGTTTCGAATGGCGAAATGTCTGTTCCGGTAGAAAATGTTCAGGACTTCGGACTTGTTGAGATTGATGATTTCTCGGACAAATGGGATGACTTTGTCCTGTTCCCTGTCAAAAACACGTCAGAAAGCGACTGTTATTATGGCGAAAGTGATTATAAGAGCTGCGAAAGCATTGTGGAAGAGATAATGCTCACAGTGAGCCAGAACTCAAAAATCATCAACCGCCACGCAAACCCGAAACTTGCAGGAAGCCTTGAAAATACGGAGTTTAACCCTGTTACGGGCGAAAGATATTTTCCCAATAGCGATTTTGTAAAAATCGGCTCTGACGGGCAAAAGCCAGAGTATATAACGGCTGATTTGCAATCGGAAGCAATAAAAGCACATATAAACACTCTTATGCAGTTTTTCTATATTCTGACAAAAACCCCTCCGCAGGCTTACGGAGTGGATTTGTCGGGTAATATGTCGGGTGAGAGCCTGCAAAAAATCTTTATGTCAGCTGTTGCTAAGGTGGAGGACATAAGGGCGGTTTCTCTTAATAACGCAGTCAAAAAGCTTGTAAAATGCGCTCTGGCATTTTCGGGTGCAAAATATGCAGACGTGTCTGTTAACTGGGGAAATGCGATAAAGCTTGATTATACGGAAGTGGTCAAAACCTGCAACGACAGAGTACTTGCAGGAACGCAAAGCAAGCTGTCTGCGATAAAGCAGATGGATAAAGCTACAGACGAACAGGCAAATGAAGAATTAAAACAGATTCAAGCAGAACAAAAAGCTGAGGCAGCCGTGCCGATTGAAGACGTAATGATTGATGACTAATGAAATACGCAAAATTCAGTTAAAACAAAAAAAGTCGTTGCTAAAGATTTATAAAAAACGTCTTGAAGAAATAAAAAAAACAATCTTAGAGCTTGCAAACTCCGGCGGCAATATACTCAAACTTGCTATTGAGAAGAAAAAACTGGAAAAACTTATCAAAAAACTCGAACAGGAATTTAAGGAATTTTCAGACGAAGCGATTGAAGAAAGTTACAGACAGGGAGCTCAAGACCAGAAAAAAAGAATCAGCGCACTCGGCATTGCTGTTATAGCTCTGGCTTCTATACAGATTGCAAGTATTGAAAATATTTATTATTCTCACCTTTTGAGAATAACAAAAGAAATAGCTGCGAAAGTAAAGTCTTATGTTCGCACGGATTTTTCAGACAAACATAAAGTTGTGCAGGCTTTAAATAATCTTTCACAAACCGGTATTCTTTCAAGTGAGGTTGATACTGAGCGCTGGCAATCGTTGATGAAACGATTGGAGCAAAATTTTAAGAACAAAGATATTTTTACAATCCCTTATTTTGATAAAAACGGAAATGTTGTAAGACGTGTAAAAGCCTCCACATATGCCGAAATGCTGGCTCGCACACTGTGCGCACAAACTTTCAGAAAAGCTGCAAAAGACAGCATACTTGAGCAGTTTGAAAATGAGGGAGATCTTGTAGAAATTTTGGGCGAATCAGTATATCCTGACAGCCCTTGCATACCTTATCAAGGGAAAGTTTTGAGCCTTACAGGCAGAACAAAAGGTTATACAACAGTAAAAGAAGCAGAAACAAACGGATTATTCCATCCGAATTGTATTCATAGTTTTGCTGTAACAGAAAAAGTAATTGATGCATATTTACAAAAGGATATCAGTTTAAAAGCATAATTATCAGAAAGGAGTTCTAATGTCAGGTACAGAGGAACAAAACTTAAACATTCAGCCTGGTGCTGAACAGGCAGGAAGTCAGTCAGGCACTGACAATAATGCACAAATAGAATCTTTGAAAGAGCAGATTTCAGAACTGCGCAAAGAGGCGGCAAAATACCGCACCAGCGCAAAAGGCAAAGAAACTGTCGAAGAACAGTTAAAGATTCTGCAAGAGGAATTTGCAAAAACAAAGAAAGAAAATCTTCTTGTAAAACGTCAGGCATTACTGGACAAAGCAGGCTGCATAAAGTCCGATCTTGTCGTCAATGTAATCCCCGAGGACTGTGAGGATGTGCAGGCATGGATTGACAATTACAAAAAGGAAAATGAAATTTTATTCAAAAAAGAAAGTACAAATCATGGGGGTAATTATAAACCCTCTAATACAAAGAATATGAATCCCGACGAGGTTATGAATATGTTCATACGTACCGCAGCGGGCAGAAGATAAGGAGATAAAAATATGGCAGTAAATGAAGCAACTGATGCTAAAGCTATTTTAAGAGCAAATGCAGAGGCATTGATACCGGTTGAAATATCAAACGAAATAATTAAAGAAGTACCGCAGGCATCCAAACTCTTGCCTTTAATGAAAAGATTACCAAATATGTCTGCTTCACAAAAAACTATTCCTATTACAAATGCACTGGCAAGTGCATACTTTTTGAACGGCGAAACAGATTCGAAAAAAACATCAAATGCCGAATGGAAAAAGTTAACTCTGACAGCGGAGGAATTGGCTGTTATTATCCCGATTCCCGAAGCTACACTTGCAGATTCAGCATTTAATATTTGGGGCGAAGTTAAACCTCAAATCGTTGAAGCATTAGGTATTGCGATTGACCAGGCTATTTTGTTCGGTACAAACAAACCTTCTTCATGGCCTGAGGCAATAGTTACACAGGCAGCAGCCAAAAGTCATTCTGTTGAAATCGGTACAGGAGTAGATGTAGCTTCTGATATCATCGGCGAAGAAGGTATTATGGCAAAAGTCGAAGCCGACGGATACAGAGTTACAGGCTTTATTGCCGATACAATTATGGAACCAAAGCTTAGAGATTTGAGAGATAAGAATAACAATCCTATCTATGTTCCTGCTCTAACTGATCAGGTGCCTGATTCACTTGTCGGCAGACGTATTGCATATGACAACACAAGCACTTTTGACACAGAAAAAGCATTGATGGTATGCGGCGATTTTTCAAAAGCTGTTTACTCAATTCGTCAGGATATTACATACAAAGTGTTAACAGAAGCCATCATTCAGAATACGGACGGCTCAATCGCCTACAACCTTGCTCAGCAGGATATGGTAGCATTGCGCTGTGTTATGAGACTTGGTGTACAGATTGCAATACCGGCAACAAGAAGAAAGGGTGTAAACGGTTACCCGTTTGCAGTTTTGACTCCGGAAAAAGCTTCAGCTTAATTATTATAAGGGCAGGTTGTTCAACAGTCTGCCCGGCTTTTTTAAGGTAAAACTATGATAAAAATTAATGAAAACAGCTATGTAACAGTTGAAGAAGCTGACGAGTATTTTGAAACTCGCCTGGGGGCTGATTCTTGGACTGAAATTGATGAGCAGCAAAAAGAAAAAGCCTTAATTACAGCCACAAAAAAAATAGACAGACTCCCTTTTATCGGATACAAAAAATCACCTTCACAGCCTTTGCAGTTTCCAAGGATGTATTACAATTCCTGCTCAGCTTGCGGCTTGCAAATTGCAGATATTCCGCAGCAGCTTAAAGATGCCGTGTACGAAGAGGCACTGACCACGCTGCAGTTTATTGAAAATAATTCACAGGAAGTCTACAACGGAGCAGTTGAGAGCAGTTATCAATCGTTAAAACTCGGTGATGCTTCGATAACCTACGGTTCTAAGTCTTCAACAAGCACCTCCAACAGCGGTCTTTTGTCTAAAAATGCAGGAGATTTACTGCAAGGATTGATTAAAGTAGGGTTTGATATTTCAAATCCGGTATTTTATGAGGTCTATTGATGTTTAAAGAGCCTTATGCAAAATTACTCAGACAAAAAAGCTATCGCGAAGCACTATTAAAAGAATTAAAAAAACTCGACAGAGAAGTCATTTCAGCCGGGATACATAAATCAGACGGAGCAAAGGTTGTCGGTTCTGATGGTGTGAAGCTTATTGATATTGCTGTTCAAAACCACTACGGAAACGAATGGATAATGCCTCGCACAGTTCGTTTTCAAAAAAACGGCAAGTGGTTTGCAATTAAAAAAGACACGCATATAAAAATCCCTGCGACTCGTTTTGTTTCAAGGCTCATTGAAAATCAGCAGGAGCGGGTCAGGCTTTTGGACGAAGTTCAGGCCAACTTGCATATACAGTTTAGTAATGCCAACAGATTCGGAGAAATCAAAATATCCGATACTGTAAAAAACATCGGGCAATACATGAAAAACCGCATAAAAAGCTACATTGATGACAGAGTCTTTGAAATAAACGCACCTATGACAGTTGAGGCAAAAGGATTTGACCAAAGATTAAAAGACAAAGGATTGTTGTATGAAAGCATTGACTGGCGCTCAAAAAAACAGAGAAAGCATTCATAAATGAGCAGAGCAAAGTTTTTGATAAAAAAAATGGGAGGGAAAATATACGATATTTTTTCCGAAACAATAACTATCGACCCGGATACCGGTGCAGACAATGTTAAATATTCCAAAACAGACTCTGTTCTTGCTTATATTCAACCGACAGGCTCGGGCGGCAGTGTAAAAGGCATTGTTTTGCAGGACAACCGAAGCGGCGACAGCAAAATTTCAGATTTTTTCATGTACCACGAAAAGATTCTGAAAGAACACGATAGAGTTTTTTACGGTAAATACTGGTATGAGATAAGGGCTATTGAGCCTTGGGAGTCTTCATTTATGAAATTTTACAAAAGCTATTTAGTGAAAGTTGACGGGCAAAAATGAAAATAGAAGAAGCAAAGAAAATAATTTATATTTTCTTTAAAAATCGTGTTTCTGCGGATTACCCGCAATACTTTGGGTTAACTGACAATGCTTCGGACAAAATTTTCTGGAGCAAAGTCAAGCAAAGTATGCCGCAAAAGCCTTACATAATGCTTTCGGAAGCTTCTGTGTCAAAGCTGTATAAGCGTTTTGAAACCTTTCACAAAAACGGTCAGGACTTTGTGCGCAAGGAGATGCGACTTCTTGTTACCTTCGGTGTTTATACTCTTAACAGCGACGGAAGCCTTGTCGAAGCGGACAATCTGGCAACAGAGCTTGTTGAATACATACAGGATTTATTTACTGAGACACAAAATACCTTCGATACCTTATCAGCACAGGGGATTACGGTAAATGAGCTGGTGAGCTCGGATATAAGGGACTTGAGCCAATTTTCACAGACAAATCAGGAGTTTCGGAAAGAGATTGATATAGCGTTTGAATATGACGACATTCAAACTTATACGCCTGAACTCGGTCAGGACCTGGATATGGAAATAAGCAATAAATAGCGGAAAGGGCTGTGCGTTAAACAAAAGCAACAAATAGTGAGAAGGGCTGTGCCCCTGAACATTTAGCAAGGGTAGGGCAACGTCCGCCGAGGAAAAGAAGCCATATAAAATAAAGGAGAAAAAAATGAGCGTTTATGACAACTTAATCAGCATTTTGTTCAAACTGCCGGACGGCAGATCGTTGAACGAATACTACAAAAACGTTTTGCTGGTCGGCAAGATTACAGAGGACGACTTACAAACTGACGTGGAATTCCCGTCAGGGGGGGTGGGCAAGTATTCTTCTTATGACGAAGTTATTGCCGTGTTCAAACCAACTTCACAGTTTGCAATAGAGGCAAACGCTGTTTTTAACCAAAAAAGCAATTCACAAACCACATCGCAGATTCAATATCTGATGATTGCAAAACAGGATGACTCCGGAACCCTCGCTGACGTGCTCAACAGAGCAAAAGTAGCGGACGGCAGATTTGCAAAGGTTGTTCCTGTTTCTCGTGTGGCTGCTGATTTAAAAGCAGTTGCCGACTGGTGCTTGACGAATAAAAGATTCTGCGACCTGCCTGTTACCGATGTTGACGACGTGGCCGAAATTGTCGCGGGCGGAAACGATTACGCTTACGGCGTGTTTTCAAAATCCGCAACAAACCCGATTGCTTCGGCTGTTGCTTCTACGTCTACTTGCGGATATTTCGGAGGCAAAGACGGTTCTGCACAGTTTACACAGCTGACCGGGATATTACCTGAGGTTTATACAGGTGAAGAAATCTCTGAAATGAACACAAACAATGTTGCTTATTACACAAACGTTTCACCCATAGACGGCGGGCAAACAGAGGGGTTCGGGTATAACTGGATCATAGGTTCGAGAATGCTCGGCGGTGAGTTGAGACAGAGACAGATGATCAAGGATTACATCGAAAAAGATATGGGGCTGATGGCTCTTGAGTTCTTTAATCAAAAGCCCGTTTATGACGAGACCGGAAACAACCTGCTTTTGACAATGGCGCAAAAGCGTTTTAGAAGCTATCAGACTTACAATCTTGTAATTAAGACAAACAACGAGCAGACAGGGTTTGAACTAAAGGTTATTCCTATCAGAACAGGCGCTGACAGCATTATGAACACCGATGTTGAGGCTTATAATGCTAAAAAGTTTAAGCTTCAAGGTTATTACTATGATGCTATTGTCGGGGAGAAGGTGGATTTCTTGTTCTACGTAGACCCGTCAGACGAACAAGTTGAACAGATTTTAGGGGAGGATGAATAATGGCAGTTTATGACGCTAAGAATATCCAGTTTGTCTGGAGAGGTTTAACGCTCACAGGAACAGGTGACGACCACGCTTATAACATTACACAGCAAAACGACAGCTTTACACCGTACAAAGGTGTGCAGGCCGAGGGATTGAACATTGTAAACAACCAAAGACAATGGCAGATCACAAGAACATTTAAAGCGGACAGTGTATCTTTACCGATTTTGATACAGGATAATCTCAATAATGTAGAAGATACATTAGTTGTTCGTGACTTGAATACAGGCATAACAGACACCTTTACTGACTGTGTTATCCTGAATATTTCAGGCGAGCAAGATTCAGGAACCCGCACAGTAACCTGGAATGCTTTGTACAGAAACGGCAAGTAATTTTTTGATATAATAAACTCAGGGTAAACCCACACTCCCTCAGCACACTCATTTAGTGGAGAAAATGGCTGAAAGGGGGTGATACTATGGATAACCGAATAATAAAAGCCGCTATAACGGCAATTATAGCAGCTTTAAAAATTATTATTCTTTATCTGTAGGGGGTGAAGTCAAGCTCCGAAGAAGTAGTGATTCTTTGGGGCTTGCCCCTATATGTTTATTATAACCTATTTTAAACAAAAAACAAGTGAGGTTATAATGATAGAATGCACGGTAAACGGACATAAATACACAACTGCTCCGTTATATTTTGAGGATTTTACGACACTGGGCTTTATGACAGAGGAAAAGGTTTATCCTTTTTTGACCTGCCTGACAGCGTGCATAGCAAACAATCTTTCCGATGCGGAACTTTTAAAGGCTCTTTACACCAGCTGCAAGGATATTTTTAACAGAGAAGATTTGAAGTTTATTTCCAATCTTGTGTTGAATCGTGAGCACATGACAATAGACGGCAAGAAACCTGATCAGGCAGCGTGGGAAAAACACTGGCAGGAGGTTGGATTTATGGATTACAGAGTTGTTGTGTTCCATTGTATGAGGCAAAACCTCGGAAATTTTTCGAGTTTGTCCGCTCTGTTACCGGACGGGTGGACGGACAAAATGAAACAGCAAATAGAAAAGAAATTATCAATTCTGTTTACAAACTTAAGCGAACAAATACAAAAATAAAAGCTGATTCCGTAAAAAACACAATGAATCTTTTTATGGCAAACAAACAGCTCGGTTTTGGTGTAAACCTCGAAGAGTTAAAGCGTATGACACCGCAGGAAGCGTATTTGTTCGGACAACAGGTTGCAGAAGCACTGCGCCAATTGGAAATTGAAAGATTAGCAAGATAATGGCAATTGATGAATTACTGGTAAAACTCGTATCAAAACTGGATGACAAAGGCTTTAAAGAGCTTGATAAGTTGGAAAAGAAAGCTGATAAGCAGACAAGAATTTTGTCTGCTTCTTTACGCAACATGTTTGTCGGGGTTATTGGAAACATCGGAGTTAAAGAAATTGTTGATGCGAGTGTAAAGTTGGACAGCTTAAAGACCTCGTTTGCAGCTCTTGCCGGTTCAGACGCAGGAGGAGCCGAACAGTTAAAATACTTAAGAGAAGAAACTCAAAGACTCGGTCAGGATTTTGTTACTGCTGCGGAGGCATATAAGAATCTGTTTTCTGCAGGCAGAGGTGCAGGCATGAAGCCTGATGAGATACAGCAAATATTTTCTTCTGTTTTGGAAGCAGGCACTGTTCTGGGGTCATCCCAGCAGCAAATGCAAGGTGCATTGATGGCACTAGAACAAATGATCTCCAAGGGTAAAGTGTCAATGGAAGAATTACGCCGTCAGCTTGGTAACGCCTTGCCTGGTGCAATGCAGATTGCGGCTCGTGCTATGCACACAACCTCAGAAGGTTTGCAGGAGATGCTGGAAGCCGGATTGGATTCCCAAAAATTTGTAACAGCATTTGCAAATCAACTGCATTATGAATTTGGAGACAAGGCAGTTAATGCTTCACACACTTTAAGAGCTGAGTTGGCAAGACTTGAAAATGCTGTTTTTGATTTAAAGACCTCCTTTCTAGACGGCGATGCCGGTACAGACCTTGGCAAAGTTATTGTGCAAGTAACAAAAATATTGCAGAGTCCGGGGTTAAAACAATCATTAAATGTTGTTGGTAAATTAACAGTATTTCTGTTAAAAAACATCAGGCTTATTGCAGGAACAATAGTAATAATAGGCATTAGACGTTTGATATCAACATTGGCTTTGCTAAGGTTGGAATTGCTTACTACCACTTTTGCAGCGGGTTCGCTCGGTGCTGCTATGCAGCTGTTTGTCGGTGGTAATATAATAGCTGGTATAAGAGCAATAACAGCTGCCATGTGGGCAACTTTAAGACCAATTGCTCTTTGGGTTGCAGGACTTTTACTTGTAATAGAGCTAATCGATACATTAAGAGGTAAAAAAACAGCACTTGGTGAAATTGTGGAATCTACTCCCACAGTAAAAGAAGCAATAGGCAGTGAAAAATTTCAAAGAAAATGGGTTGATATAAAAAAGATTTTTGGATTCCAAAAAGAAGTGCCTGTATTGCAAGACAGCGGGATGTATAATAAAGACGGTAGCCTAAAGTCAAGAAATAATATTTCTATGCAATTAAATCAAGGTGCAATTCAAATAAACACACAAAGCACAGACCCGCAAGCAACTAGAGAGGCTGTAAAAACAGCAATGTTTGATGTATTTGAAGCTATACGAATCCGCAACGGTTACCCTCAGACAGAGGCGGTATAAATTATGACATACGCAGCAATATATATTAAAAAAGACAATAAGGTTGTAAATCCTGTTGATGCTGTTCAATCAGCAGGGATAAAAGCTGAGCTTACGCAGGCTTTTAGCAATGCCAAAACTTCTTTGCAAAACTTTGATTTAAGCAAAATGGCACAGAATATAAATCTGCAAAGCGCAACCGAGTTTACACAAAAGTATGCGGTCGGTGCATTGACTATGATTATCAACCAAAGACCTGTAACCAATCAAATGATGTTAGACAGCCTGTTTAACGGGCTTGCGCCTGCATTGAATCTTACTGCTGCTCAGGCAGGATTCAACAGCATTATGGAAATGAAATCCGCTATTGAGTCCGGGAATATAAATGTTGCTAACTTTATGCAGGGGTTGGAAAACGGACTTGATGTTGTAACAGGGACAATTACAGGCTCTCAAGATTACAGCAAATACGGAGAAGAAATCCCCATTGACCTTACAAGCAACATAACCAGAACATATATTGCAGAAACACCCGATAGACGTGTTCAAAGCGGACAAACATACAATGAATACGTGCACAATCTGCCTTTGGTATTACCTTTTTCAGGAATAGTAAAAGACGGTTTGAATTATACAGCAGATGAGTTTGCTGACAGGCTTGAAGAAATTATGTATTCAAAAGAGCCGTTTACTTTTCGTGCGGGTGAAAAGATATTTGAAAACTATGTTTTTACATCTTTTACCCCGAAAAGAGAAACTGAAAACGGAGTACAGTTTGATGCGGAAATCAAATTTATGGAAGAGGGCGATGTTGAATATGTAAAAGTGAACATAACACAACAATCAACTGCAAAGGGGACAGGTGCGGGCCTAAGAAAACAAGTAACAAACACAAAAAAAGGACAAAGTGTTAAAAACAACACATCACCTCAAAAATATGCAGGTGCTGTCGGATTTGTAAACAGTATTTTAGGCGGCGACGGTGTTACAGTTTTACCGTTGCTTAACAGTATCACAAACAATTTAAATTCTTACAAATAGTCAGTTTCAGGCGGGGTAGCTTCCGGCAACATATTTTTAAGCTTTTGATAGCAGCTGCCCAAATCAAACACGTAATCATCGATACTTTTAAAAAACAACTCATATGATTCAGTTGTTATTTTTAAACAGTAGTCTTTATGCTCTTTGGTTCCTATCCCTGACATACCACCGACAACAGCACCTACAACACCAAAAACAAGCCCGCCGACTAACGCACGACCAACAACAGATTTATCTTCTTCTGTAATTTGCTTTAAAATTTCAACATTTTTCATTCTTATCTGGTAGGTTCTACTCTCGATATCAAGCCAAACATCAGAGTCTTCAACTCTGATTTCACAAGGTTTGTTCTCCAAGCCCTCAACACCTTGAACAAACAAAAGCTTATAACCCTTTTTTTGCTCAAACGGATGAAAAATTGCATTTAATAGCATCAATACAAATATTATACAAACTGCAATAATCCAGGACATAAAACACACGCTTTCTAGTCATCTTCTTCTATATTTTGATTTTCATTTATATCAAAACTTCCATCTTCCGGATTATACCAATAACTTTCTGTAACATATTCAACCTGTTGATCTTCTTCATTTCTTACATGACTATGTTTTTTGTCAATTTTTACGGTATTATTTCCCGAAGCAATTCTGTTTTTTTCTATTAGTTTCCTTTTTATATTCAGATTTGATAATATTTCTAATGTTGCAGAATCAATTTTGTTTTCCCAATCAGGTTCTTTTGCAATCATTTTCAGCCCCTTGAGTAATTGCTTATTATTTTTACCAACGACATTTTTACCTTTTTTTAAATCATCAATCAACTCACGTGCATTAATCAATTTTT